GGTAGCTGGAGGATTTGGAGGAGCTTGAAGCTCAGCCGACGACCGTATGCGCAACACGTATGAATCAAGCGTGTGGTTAGCGGTCAGGTTGCGGGGTTCGAGGCAGAAGACAACGTCTTCTATGATAGACTCTGCCATCAAACATAACGGTTGAACTGTAGAGTGCGTCATGTTGACAAGGCGGTCTATGAGCACCTGTGGCGTCTCTGCTCGCAGCAGCACGCTATCGCACCATAGCAGCAACTCCTCGTGGTTGAAGCTAAAGTACGTCACAGGGGGGTGTCTCTCAGGGTTGGGCTCAGTACCAAAGCTCCATACGGAGCGCCTCCTCGCGCCAGTTAGCCTGGTTAGTGTTCATGACACGCAGGCTGCCCTTCGAGTCTGAAAAGTTGGCACAGCTAGTTGTGTACCGTTCGAAGGCCTCTGGAGCGTACTTGTTCCACATCTCGGCATCATGCATGCTGAGCTCGAGGAGGAACGTCTCCCAGTTGTCACGTTCAATGAGGCCCTGAATTTTGCGGTTAGCGCAGTAGTAGTTGGTAAACATGAAACACTTTGGGTTAAGAGGGCACAGGGACGAGTTCTCCTCAGAGAAGCCCCGCTGCAGTAGTAGTTTGCCATACAGTGAACTCAGGTGCTCAGTGATTTCTGCTGTTTTGTCGCCTGCTGTGTATATCATGCCAGAAAAGTCCTTGAAAGCTGTCTCCTTAATAGTAGCAGCGTTGTAAATCTTGCTTGCGCGCTTGTGCACGTTGCTCATGTTATCATCACCGTACACAACAGCGTTGATATAAAGGTCAAAAGCGTGCGCGTCAAGACCGGCAGGGGCGCACCTAGAGACGTATGTGTACACAAGCACAATCTTGCAATAGATGCTGTTGACCACCGTGGTGAGGGGGTGGCCACTGGGCATGGACTGATGCCACTGATAAATGAAATCCTGCTGCATGCCTGTGCCGCCAATGTGGTAAGAGTCGGTCAACTCGTAAAACAGCGTGCGGCGAACGTTGTACCACTCCTCGGTCCAGTCAGGGTCGCGCTTGTACCAATCTTGAATGTAGTCGTGGATTGCCCACAACACATCACGGCTCTCAGTGGCGTCCATGGCTTTAAAATCGCCATCTGTCACTCCATCACCCTTCTCACGCAGCAAATTGCCAAGTTCAGCCCAGTCAGACATGGGGTTGATACCTGGCAAAAAACCCGTGCGCAAGTCGCATCTCATGAAAGCGGCCATAAAAGCCCCGAAAGCCATGCGGCATGCTATGGTGTAGCAAACTGGTGCGCAGGAGAGCAGGCGTGTAGCTCCAGCGTCCACTTTCTCTTCAGAACGAAGCTCGTCCTTAAGGGCGTCCGTAAAGATGTGGTCAAGCCGCTTGCGCGCTTTGCCTGACTCGATGATGTCGCTGACACGTTCCCTAAGCCAAATGCCCTTATCTGTTTGGTCAAGATTGTACTCATCTTCATCAGTAAAGAAATCAGTCTTGCCCTTCTTGACAAAAAGCTTGTAAGGGTAGCCAGCGGAGGTACCTCTCGGTAGGCTCCTCAAGCCAATGCTGGGAATGCCAAGCACAGCTTCGTCGTACGTGAGGGGCTTGGCATACGAGGCGCTAGTGTCTGCGGAGAAGCTCTTCATGGCCACATTGATGGCGACGTTTAAATACGGCCTATGCTCCACATGTAAAGGGCGGCTGTAACGCTGCAGGGCAATACTCATGGGCTTGACGATCTTAACACCGTCAAAGAAGTTGCTCAGGTGTGCTGGCTTGAGCCCACTGGGCCCAAAGGGCTGGGCTCTGCCCACTGCGGTGAGCTGAAGCTTGCTCTTGGGAGAAACGTGAGCCCTCAGTGTAGGGGTGACCAAACCGATAGGGTAAAAGTTGCCTGGGGCCTCCGTCAAAGACCAGCCCGAATGCTCCTCAAACACCCTGTCAACAGCCTCCCCTGAGAAAGACGCAATATTCTTTTTAAGGTCCACCCCGAACTCATGTTGGTCCAGCATGCGCGGAATCTGCTTAATAAGCGTCTCAATGCGCTCCTGCGTGATGGGGCAGGCAATGCCCTTAGTACCATCCACCCCAGTATGCAGAGCAACGATGCCTCTGCCATTGTGGTGGTCCGTGTTGTTCAAAGTCAGCGGTGAGCCACAATCGCCAAATTCCGTCACAGCCTTGTCGTACTCCACGACGCCATGCATCTTGGTGCTAGAACCCTTGCCAATAAAGACAGCAGCGACGTACTTGCTCTTATTGTACACGTGCGTGTAGCGTTGAAGCCTGTTCTGGGCGTCAAGCTTGGTGGTGTGGAGGCTGACGGGAAAGCCACTAAAATGCTTGAGGTCGCTCTCAAGAATGAAGTTCCGCCTGATGTCCTCATGAACCCGCGAAAGCAAAGGCTTGCTCTCACGGGCAATCTCGAAGCGCACCATCATGACATCTGAGTTGTCGAGGGGCTTGTGTGGCAAGTTGAGGAAAGTCTGCACGTCAGTCTTGATCTCATGAGTTGCGCCAGTGGCATCAATGCGATTGTACAGCATAAGGGTGGAGCTCGACTTGAGCTTCCCTGAGGCAATTGCGGCTGCCAGGCTGTGCCTGTAGTGGTGCGGCATGACAGCATACGCTTCCACAACGAAGAGACAGTGGCCCACGGACACGGGCTCATCTCCCAAGGCAACAATCTTGTAGCTGTTTTTGTCCACCTTACTGTCTATGAAACTCGATTGCAGGACGACCTCGGGGGGCTTAAAGTTCTCTGATCGCGCGGGTGCCAAGCTAGCACCAGCCCTGCCTGTTTGTTCGTCCACCTTAGCACTAAAAAAGGCGTTGAAGATGCCCATAGAAAGCTTAATGGCGAGCGTGGCCCCAGCATAGGCCAGAATGCAGCCAGAAATAAGACGCACGTAGCGCGTCCTCTCCCTGTAGTCCGCCTTAAGAGCACTGCGGATATGCTCACGCATGATGTTCTTTGCTCGCTGTTCGTCGTCAGGGTGGATGCCCTGCTCCGTGTAGCGGATGCCCATGGAGTGGAGGTACCTGTAGTCATCACCCTCAGTGCTAGACACGTTGATGTCAAGAGCATCGCAAAAGCTGTCCACACGTCTCTGCTCAAATAGGTAGCGCGTCAGCGTGCCAACGCCAAAGGCAACAGGCAGCGCCATGGACTCCTCAGTGTAAGCTCTCGGCACAAACTCAGGGGCGTCTGGATCAAGTGCGCGGGCCGCAGCGATCTGCTGTGCGACAATAGGAATGTCGTCAATGGTATCGGGCAGCTCAACAGCGACTGGGGGAGGAGCGCTAAGTGAACTAACGAAGCCTGTATGAATATCCTCAGCTTCGTCAAAGCGCATCTTGTTCCTGCGCATAACGCCACCCACGAGGTTAACCAGCTCCTTGAGTGGGATGGCTGGACCCGTGTGGTTGCCCGTCTTGAGACACCATGGGCGTGCTGCCCACAGGTGCCATGGGAACGACCCTATGCGCTTGCGTTCGCGGTTGACCTCCTCAATGCTCATGGTGCTCATCTCACCCCTAGACTGGCCCACCCATTCAATGTCGTAGACAAAGTGCATGCGTCTGTAAATAGCGTCTTGAGAAGCCACAATCTTGGCAGCATTAGATGAGATAGCTGTGGCATTAGTGGTGCCAATGATGAGCTTGGAGCAGAAGCTGTACAAACCCTTACTCTGAAGTGTGGCCATGTTGAGGGGATAAGCAAAGGTGTTAACCTGCCTAATCGTCTCAGTGTACTCGTCCTCACCTGCCTGCTGAAACTCAGGGTTAATTTGAAAGATCTCGTCTCTGACTAGGATGTCCTGGCCGGAGTAGCCCTCCCAATAAGGAGAACCATGAGGCCTGCTCCAGGTGTTCTTCTCCCAGAAACTCTTGGGCTCGTTGCAAAGGTGGGGCTCGGCCATACACATGACGCTCGCTGAGATGTAAGGCACAAGGAAAGTCTTTCCAACTCCAGGCGCGCCCTTGAGCACAAGCATAACCGGCTCCTGACGCGTGCCCGACTGCGCATGAATTTGCGACAGGCGCGGTGCCAAAGCATTGGCCACATTCACCCGCATTTGGTGAATGGCACGCCCAGCAGACGTGTTGGGCCCATATATACAAGTGAGCTCAATGCCCTTGGAGCTCCAATCATGCAAGCGGCGAGCCACAGAGTGGCTGGCCTTGTCTGGACCAAGGTCGTGCAGAAGTGCGAGTAGGCGAGCCGCCTCAGCGCACCAAGCATCTGCAGCTGCGTCTGTCTTAACCAGCTTTCTATGCAGGCTGAAGCTAGTGTCATCCTTTTCCTTCTTGAAGAAATTGACAATGGCGTCAAAAGCCTGCACCACCCATTCCGTTAGACAACTCCACCCCTCAGCAGCTCTCGGCAGCTTGCTGAGGAGATTGGTGAGCCTGTCAATGAGACGCGCGTCCTTCTTGCCTTTGAAAGCACTAACCACAGTGGCTGTGGCCAGCATTTTGCCAATCTGATCAAAACCGATGGACTCCTCCGTATATGTGTTGTGGAGCTGCAATGAACCCGTAACGGTCCTGGCGAGTGGATGGAGAAAAGTGTCGATTATCTCCCTGAGGCCCGTGAGTTTGGCCACTATAACAATCACTGACAGGCGAAGGAGGTGGCCCATGGGACTACTCGGGAAGCTCATGATGAGCTTCGCAGCTATGACCAAGCAAAGGGCCTTCCAAAAAGGCCCCAGCACCTTGGCGGTCATGCGCTTGAGGGAATCGAAGCAATTCTTAATAGTGTGCTCCAGGCTGTCCACATGCTTCTGGGAAGATGTGACCAGCTTGTTCACACCCTTGCACACTGTGCCGAACATGGCCGTGGCCACAACGCCGCAAACATTAAGAGGCTTGAGCAGTGACGCAAAGGACTGCTCTGTGAAGAGCACAGGACTGCGCTTGTACGGATCAGAGCGCCTCGAATCGAGGCGCTGACGTTTGGGCACAGCCAGCTTCTCAAGCCGCTGCTTACGCTCCGCAGCCCGCACCTGCATAGCTTCGCGCGCCGCCCTGAGCTTCTTGCGCAGCTCTGGGTCGCGTGGTGCGCGCTCCATGCTTTGCTCCGTGAACTTGCGGGGCGTGACGTTGCAGCCAACCAGCGTGCCATGGCTGCTGATGGTGAGCGCGTTGTAGAACTTGGCGACTTGACGCCATCGCTCACGGTTGCGCGCTCGGCGCTTGCGCTCCACGTTCTCACACTGCTCGTAGTGGTAAGGCTTGAACTTCTTCACGAAACTGTTGAAGTAATCCAGGCGGTCCTGCCTGTAGCTGGGCGAGATGTCGTGGTTCCTGTTCCTGCTGTACGCGCGTGAAGGTGCACGCAACACTGGCTTGTCTAGCAGCCGGCTCGCACTGTAAAGCACAACACGCTTGTTGCGCATGCGCCCATAGTTGCTTGAGAGAGTGGCCGCATATCTGGGTGAGAACTCTGCCAGGTCGGAGTATCTCCTGATCTGTTGGTTGCCGGAAAACAAACTGTTGCCTGATACCCTGAGGGTGAAAGTGCCAAAGGAAGTGGACATGGTTGTTCACTGGTTGTATCTGGTGTGTGTTTTGTGTGTCATCAAAGTTTGACATGCTTCCCTTTTTACTCCGGTGAGGAGAGGCCTGGCGGGCCCTGGGCTAGATCCAAAAAGCAAGCGCCCTACAACACAACCCCTGTGCAAGGGTGACTCCCCTCTTTAAAGAGGAGCCGATAATGTCCAACAAGATAACTCCGCTTAAGTTGCCAACTGAAGCACTTCTCTGTGTTCATGGCCGGGACTCGGAGGGCTGCTCCTCGTCCACAGAAGCTCGGTAACCCCATGCGTGATGCACATCACAAACATGACGTTCGTCGATGCAAGAATTCACTGGCGTGCAATAGCCTCTTCCTTGCAAAGCGTCGCGCTGGCTTCATTACTGTGTGGTAGCTTAAACACTTTTGAACCCCGACGTGCACCCAATGAACGTCAATTAGAAGGGCGGCAGAAGCCGACACCCTTCATCTATCACATTTCTTTTATATGAGTTTTGCGCTAAACTTCGGTAGCAACGAAGTCTTCGCTTTTGAACTTTTTTGTTCTCCCGCACACTGCTTGTTGTTGACAGCGTACAGTTTTTCTCGGAGCACGAAGCTCACACTTAAAATAACCCTGATTATGTAGTAGTCCTCAGGTAGACGTTCGGCGTTCCTAATGAATGGTGGCGGAAAAACCTAGAAATTTAGTAGTGTTGCACTGAAAAACTGTGCGGTGATCAACGCGCTACTGTCCACGGCGGCAGGCGCACACCCCCCCTTGTGAGGGACATGTGCTCCTTACGAAAGGTGCGAGCCAGTAGAAAACCCCGCAAGGTCAACTACGTGCAGGCACGAGAAGAAGTTGTGGAAGTGAGACGACGAAGCATTGGCGAACCAATGGTAAAAGAAGACCTCTGG